GGGATTGCGAAACTGGAATATTAGTTTTGATGGTAAATATGATGAAGCAGGAGAGGGATTAAGTCCTGATGAGATACTGGCAGCTATCATAGCACGATCAGCGGATACGGATATAAAATTCACCACTGATGGTGCAACAGGAGCAGCGGGATGGACTGGTAAAGGGACATTTCAGAATATCAGCATATCCGGTCCTCAAGAAGTACCTACTACGTTTAGCGGTAATATAAAAGGTAACGGACCTTTAGCAGCAATATAATGGCAAAGATTAGCGGAACACTGGTATTGCTCTATGCAGATGGCGAGCCGATAGCACTTCAGCGAGGGCTTACTATCACAGCAGAGCAGGATCTTCCCGATGCCTCAAATAAGGAATCAGGAGGATGGGCGGAACATGAGAAAGGACAACGAAATTCGACAGTCAGTTTTGATGCGTTGATGTCAACAACGGGTCTGTCGGCTGCGAATCTGCTTGCTTATATAACAGGCAGGACATCATTACTAATGGTTATTGTCGGGGGTATAAGCTATCCCATAATAGGAGAGGTGGATCTTAGTTCAGTCAGTTTAACCGGCGATACGGAAATACCGGCTGCTTTAACAGGATCACTTAAAGTTAATGGACCTCTTTATCATCTTAAAGGAACATCGGCAAGTCTTGTTACTGATCCGGATGCCGGAGGTACTGATTATGATACCTTCACAATCTCGGATATTGCTATCACTTCAGCTATTAACGAAGCCGGAACAGCTTATGCGAATAGCAATACAATTTCAGTTACTGATGAAGATGTTATCAAAGTAGCGGTATTCCTGGCCCTTACTTCAGGTGAAGTTCCGACAATAGGTATTTGGGATAATACCAGTGCTTATATCAGCAATGAAGAAAGCCTGGTCGCAGGATTAAATATTATCACATTAACTTGTACGGAGACTGATGAATCGGCTTCGGTACGATTGGCCAATACGGATGCTGCCAACTGGGCTTTATCATCACTTTATGCTTTCAAGGTATGATAGTCAGACTTAAAATGCCTTTCCGTTTTGCCGGATTAATCCGTGAAAAAGAAGTGCCGTTTCTTTTTAAGATAATGACTCTTGAGATGGTCTGTGAACAACTTGGTATTGATATTGACGAATTGGATGAGAAAAGTAAGATCAGTAACTATGATCTGTCTCTTTCAATAGTATGGAATGGTTATCTGGCTGCCTGTAAGGAGATATACAAAAAGCCCAGGTATAAATTCTCTCATGCTGTGATCTGGCATGAATACATGAGCCAGGAAACACGGGATTTATATATCAGGGAAATACAGGAGTTGACTGGTAAGGTAACGGAAAAAAAGGGAAAGAGTAAGGCCGTAAAAAAAAAGTCAGCTTCAGCAAACTCCGGGCCTTTGCTATCGGAGAGTTAGGCTGGACAATCGAGAGATGGAGACATTCGACATTACCGGAATATGGGATGGCAGTCGAAGGGTACTGGAAAAACTGGGAAAGAAATACGGCCTGGTTGATGCGAGAGGTGGTCTTTACGATCATTGCCTGCGATCCATATATGAAAAATGAAGATAAGCCAAAAGAGCCAAGATCAATTTTCAAAATATCAGATGATCAGGAGATAATAGAGAAAAAGAAAGAAGTTAAAATATCAAAAGCAGAATTAGAGGCAGTGAGACAGACATTATTAAATAGCTTAAATAAAAAGTAAAGTGGGTTTACTTCATAATCTTATAGTAAGGATCAGGGGAGACAGTACGCAACTGGATAGTACCTTAAAAAAAACCGAATCATCAATAGGACGTTGGTCTAAGAAAATTGGAGCGTATATTGCTGCTGCTTTTGTTGCAAGTGCAGTAGTTATAGCCACATTTGGCAAGCATATTATCGGATTAGCAGCAAAAGCTGAAGGCATCAAGACGGCTTTTGATAATCTCAATGATCCTAATTTACTTAATGATTTGAGACGTGCTACGCGTGGGACGGTTGAAAATGTCGTTTTGATGCAGAAAGCCATTCAGGCCAAGAATTTTAAGATACCTCTTGAACAACTTGCCACGTATTTTGAATTTGCGACAAAACGAGCTATCCAAACAGGAGAATCAGTTGATTATCTCGTTGAATCTATCATTACAGGTATTGGCCGTAAATCTGTACTTGTTATGGATAATCTCGGTATAAGTGCCGTTGAACTTCAGGATGAAGTTAAAAAAACAGGTGATTTTACAACAGCAGCCGGAGTAATAATAAGACGAGAGCTTGAATCAATGGGTGATGTTGCTGATACAACAGTGATAAGATTTGCAAGATTGAAAACTGCATGGCAGGATTTTATGACAGAATTAGGGGGAAAAGTCACAGCTTCAAAATTATTTGCGGATTTCATGAAAGGTCTTGAGACAGCTACTAGCTGGCTTAAAGGTAAACCGAGTCTTTTCGAGGGGATGTCAAAAGAGCAATTAATCGCACAAAAAGGAATATTAGAAAAACAACGAGAACAACTTGAATTAGGACGTAAAGCATTACTTCAGGAACAGGATAAAATAACTCTGTGGAAATGGATAACTGGAGAAACAAAAGATTATTCCAAATTATTAAAATCAAATACAGAGGATTTAAAGAACAACAAACAACAACTTGAAGAAATACTTAATTTATTAAACAAAATAGGCTCTGCTGCCGGAGGTGGTGGCGAAGGCGGAGTTGCCGAGAAACCTTATGAATGGATGACATTGCCAGTTCCCAGAATACCTAAAATATCAAAAGGCATTCCTATATTGCCAGGATTACAAAAAGGTTCTAAACCTATAAATGCAGTGGAAGATATGACACAAGCTCTTTATGCCCAACAACAAGCCGTTAGTATACTTTCAAATTCTTTTAATGCTTTATTCAGTTCAACAAGTGGGGGATTTAAGGCAATGATAGATAGTATGATAATGGATTTTAAAAGACTGATAGCAGAGATATTGGCTAAAGCTGCTGTGTTATTTTTAATAAGAACATTATTTCCTGGTACATCTATTGGTGCAGCAGCAACAACGGGACTAATGGGTATGTTCGGTAGCAAACCTTTTGGCATGGCTTCAGGGGGAACAGTACCTCCGGGTTATCCCAATGATAGTTTTATAACAGGACTGTCATCAGGTGAGAAAGTTCTACAGGCAGGACAGGCTCAGACAATCAAGATTGAACCAAAAGAAATACGAGTTAAAGGCAGGGATATAGTAATTGTAATGAGACGAGCAGGAATACAGAATTAATATGGCATGGAGCGAAAAATATCGTCAGGAGATAGCCGATATCCGGTTGATCACATGGACAACAAAAATCTCTAAGGATGGATTTGCTGGCGAACTGACTTATTTTAAAGGATCAGGTGAACCGATTATCCTTGAGCTTTGCAATGAATCGGATGATCCTTATGATCCTATCAAAGAATCCCGTGCAGTTATCTCTGTTATAGCTGAAACCGGTTTCATACTGGATGATCTGTATTCGACTGAAGATATGCAATTCAAAGTGGAGATTTATCAGAACTCCGATCTTTATTGGGTGGGATATGTCGATACGCAGCAAGGCCAAGAACCTTATGAAGATGTGCCTTATACAGTCGAGATCTATTGTACCGATGGGTTGTCATTACTGAGAAATATTCTCTATAATGACGAGGGCACTTATTACAACGGTCGCATTCTTACTTCACAGATCATTCTTGATATACTCGGTAAGATAGGATTTACTGCATTTAAGGAATACGTCAATATCTACGAAGAGGCCATGGATGATGCTGTGGGTGATTCGCTTTATGATCAAAGCAAGCCTGATGTAGATATTTTTCGTGATATGTACTGTGATGAGGTATTTAAAGAATTGTTCAAGCCTTTTGGAACCTGTATTCGCCAGGTTGATGGTATTTTTCAGATTTATCGTCCTAAAGAGCTCATTGGGGCAACCGTCTATGGGAGATATTTTACGGGAGCTGCAATCAAATCGGCAATCAGCTTCACTCCAAAGCAGTATATTGACCGTAACGGATATTCATCTAATATTCGGCAAGTACCGGGAGGAATAAAGGGCTGGCAGTCTCCGGCTAAAAAAATAATTATTAACCAGGATTACGGAAATAAAAAGAGCTGGATTAAAAATTGGCAATTTAATCTTGATAGTTGGGCAAGTGGTGATTTTACTGATTGGACGAAATATGGTACGGGAACAGCTGTTTATCCTATCTCATCCCTTCTGCCTAATGAACGATATGGCATGTTTCATGCCGTTTATCATACAGATGCACAGCCAGGCACTCTTTATCTTGAAGCTACTTTTGGGGATAATGCAGTAGAAAACGTAGGTGATCTATTTGGTATTGAATTTGATTTATTAATTTATAATAATGGAGCTGCTACTGCCAGTAATGTTAGCTTCTGGATGATGATTACCGATGGCACGAATTACCTGGCGTTTGACCATTATATTGGAGCAGAGGGATCAAGTAAAGCTGCATGGACGAGTGGTGCTGCCGATTATATCTATATCCTTCAAGATGCACCTGTGGGAAGCAGTGGTTGGCAAAATATTAAAAGAACATTTGAAGATTTGCCTTCTGCCGGTCCTTTCACAATCAGGATATATGCTCTGGATAATGCTTTTGTGGGGATCAATGTAGCAATTAAAGATATAAAATTTGTTGCTTATTCAGCTACCTATCCAAAGAGTATGAACAAATTGAGAATGATTGATCCCCGAAGACACAGACCAAGCACGTTAACACATAAGCCAATAGAAATAATCGAAGAGATAGAGGACATATTTGAAAATATCTATGAAAAAACTAATGCTATCAATGGTGTAAACCTTGATTATGATATGATAATCGGTGATGTTGTCAATACCGATATGGCTAATATCCTTGAGCAGTTTGCGGGAGCTCTGGCAGTTTCAATTCGTGACACACTCGCAGAAGCAGCAGCCGATTTTGTCACTGATCATGCAGCCGATTATACAGATATTGATGTAACTTCCGATGAAGAAGATATAATCTTTACTGGCAAAGAGACGGCAACAAAAGTATCCGGTGATGATTTTACGGGAGATACATCTATAACCAATACATCAGGCAATCTTGATGGTTCTGTTGTAGCTACTCAAGCCTATGTTACTTCAGTACCCCAAATAGATACAATTACCGTTACAGGTGATTCCGGGGAGGCTGATGTACTTTGTGATGGAGTAACAAAAGCTTTAGAATGGGAAATTTCCATTGCTTTAACTCTTCAGAATTTCGTTGATGATTATGCAGATGATTATCTTGCTGTGGGGACAATTCTTACCTGTACAGTTGATGAATTAATATTTACAGCAAAGAAAGCAGGAGTGCCTTTTACGGGAGCTACTTCAATAACTAATGTATCGGGAACACTTGATGGTGAAGTTGAAGATCCTCCCACTCAAGCTAATGTTGTAGGTCAAGTACGTATTGATACTATCACTCTTTCAGGCTATGAAGGCACTGCCGATATTGTTTGCGATGCTGAAGAACAGGAAGTAGATATTGATGAAACGCTCAGTTCTTCTTCCGACTGGAATACACGTGGAGGCTCAGAGAGCAAGCCATTGCTTGAGATCATCTGTGACGAGATAGCCTTGCAATATAGCAGGCCCAAAGAACTGATCGATATGGCGCTGATGGAAACTGAAGATAGTGAAAAAACAACTTTGAATCTGTTAGGCAATTTTCAGGATGCACTTAATACCTACAATAATTATTTTCGCGCTTTCGTTGCTAATCGTGGTACTTTCGATGTGCGTAACCGTCAATGGCAGCTTGACCTTATTGAGATAGGTGAAGGTGAAGAAGTGGCTGCTGAATATCCTGCCATTCTTGATGATGGTCATCACTGGTGGTATGATGCTACTGATCTGGAGACAATAACTAAAGATGGCAGTAATTTTGTTTCTGCCTGGGATTCAAAACTTATTTCACATCCGCTTCCTCAGGAAACGGGATCAAACCAGCCTTTATGGCAAAGTCCGGGAACAATACTTTTTGATGGTATAGATAATTTTCTTAGAACTGTTGCATTTACTTGGGATCAGCCTAATAAAATATACTTTATAGGAAAGCAAATTGGCTGGACACAAGGAGATGTTATTTATGAAGGTATTATAACATACTATGGCGGACTAAGACAATATAATCATTCACCGAGAGTACGCTTATCTTATCCACCTGGGTTTTATACTGTACAAAACGATGATTGGATATTGGATATTTATGCTATTGTAAGAACATTAAATTATTCAACAGATAGTTATATACAAATTAATGATGACGCTCCAGTAGTAGCAGATAATAAAGCTTATAATATGGGTGGATTTACTTTAGGAAGAGCTGGATCATCTAGCATAGGATATGGAAATTTTGTAGTAGCAGATATTATCTGTGCTGATATTGTTGATACAGAAGAAAATGAAACAGCAATTTATGATTTTTTAGTTAGTAGGATACCGGCATGATAACAATATTCAACGATAGGAAAAAAGCTCTTGATTATTCTAATCAGATACATGAATGGTTAAAGAAAAATCGCAAGGGTTATAATGCTGAACGATGGTCAGATATTGATGAGGGCAAAAGTAACAAGGCAGAAGAATACTATGTTAAAGTGCCTCCTGATTATGAGAAACTGAATGAGAAATTATCAGCAAAAGATAAACTAATTGTTTCAAAAGATGCGATAAGGACTTGTGAAAAATTGCCTGTTGATTGGAAAACAATTGAAGAAGAAATAATTAAACCAAAATGAACTGGATAATACTCATATTAGCATTGTTCCTGATAGTCTTTGAGGCTATCCATGAAGGTTT